AAAAGCTCACGAGTCTAAATAGCTTGTGAAAATTTAGCTAAATTTAAGATTAAAATAAGGAACTTATCATGGGTATGAAAGATGCAGAAAAATATACACCAAATGCATCAGGTGAGAAAATGCCTAAAGGCGTTCTAGCTTCTGATATGTCAGGTGAAAGAAAAGAATCAGTAAAAGGTGGCGTTGGTATGGGTAAGATGGATGCTACAGGTGCTGATAAGCAATTTAAAGGTGGTAGTTCAGAAAAAGTTTGCTACGATCACAAAAGAAACACTTATTCTAAATAAGTAATTAAACGAAAACCCAACCAGCCCTAGACTGATTGGGAGTTCTAACCAAGTAATAATGGAGGTTTATTAAATGGCTACATCAAATTCTACAGATAGTTGCATAGCTTGTAAATTCTTTATTACAGGTGGTCAACTTGGTTCTTGTCATAGATACCCACAATCCCTTACAAAAGCGCCTAGCGAATGGTGTGGTGAATTCATATTTGCTAATGTAGCAAGAACTAAAGATGAAGTTATGCCGCAACCCATTATTAATAACCTATTAGAATCTAAACCTATTCAAATTGAAACTAAACCTAAAAGGATTAAGAAATGATAAGACCCTTTGCAGACAAGATTTTAGTAAAGCCTATTGAGCGTGAAGCCAAGTCAACTATCCCTGGCTTTATATACAACGAAGAATATAATACAGGTGTAGTCGTAGCAGTAGGCCCTGGCAAAAAGATCAAAGAAGGCAAGTATGAGCCTGTTCATGTTAAAATAGGTGATAAGATTAGATTTGGAACTATGGGTAAAGATGAGTATCTTAAATTTCAACCTGTCATGGATAACGGTGAGAAGTTCTTACTAATGTCATGGCAAGATGTATGTTTTATAGAAGAAAGCGAGTAAAATTATGCCTTTAAAGAAATCAACAAGTCCTAAAGCGTTTACATCAAACATTAAGGCAGAGATTAAAGCAGGAAAACCACAGAAGCAAGCAGTTGCAATTGCCTATGCGGTGAAAAGAGAAGCAAAAAGCAAGAAAAAATAATCAATGGGCGAAAGCTATGGTTATAAGTTATTCCACTTTAATGTATGAGTAACTTCCATTTTGTCAGTAACCCACCATTTAACTAAAAGGAACTATCATGGCCATTAAGTTGGAACTTGAAATCAAAGAAGCAGAATTAGTAGTAGCAGGTCTATATAAACTTCCTATGGAAGTAGCAGAGCAAATCGTAGTAAAGATTAAAACTCAAGCTATTCCACAAATAGCAGAGCAACAAGAAGCGGTTAAAGCTAAAGAGGAAGTTAAGACAGACGAGCCTGCTCCAAATGCAGATTGAAAAACGTCAGTTATCGGAGCTAATTCCGTATATCAACAACTCTAGGAAGCATTCAGACGATCAAGTTACGCAAATAGCGGCTTCAATTAAAGAGTTTGGATGGACTAATCCTATATTAGTTGATGGTGATAATGGAATTATTGCAGGTCATGGTCGCATTATGGCGGCTAAAAAGCTAAACATGACGGAAGTTCCTGTCATTGAGTTAGCACATCTATCTAAAGAACAACGCAAAGCATTAATCATTGCGGACAATAAACTAGCCCTAAACTCCGATTGGGATTCAAACCTACTAGCTATTGAGTTAAAAGACCTACAAGACTTGGGCTTTGACTTAAACCTCACAGGTTTTGCCGATAAAGAACTAGCGGACATACTAAAACCTGACCAAGTTGAAGGCTTAACCGATGAAGATGCAATTCCTGATGCCCCTGAAGAGCCAAAAACAAAACCAGGCGACATTTACCAATTAGGTAACCATAGACTTATGTGTGGTGATAGCACAAGCATAGATGCTGTTGAAAAGCTATTAGATGGTCAAAGACCTGATATGGTTTTTACAGATCCACCTTATAATATAGATTATCAAGGCGTTAAAGATAAAAGAGATAAAATTAAAAATGACAAAATGTCAGATGAGGCTTTTAAAGATTTTTTAATACAGTCTTTATATAGCTGTGAAACCATGTATGTATGTTGTTCATGGCAATATGCTCATCTTTTTAAAGAAGCTATGGAAGCTTTAGGTAGGAAACCAAAAGCTATGATAGTTTGGGATAAAGTTAATCCTGCTCAACATTTAGATAAGTATTTTAAACAGCACGAACTAATATTTTATTACGGTGATTTTGGCGGACATAAAACTATTAGAGGCGATGTATGGACTTTAAAGAGACAAAGAAATACAGTTCATCCTACTATGAAACCGGTAGAACTAATAGAGTTGGCTTTGAATGACCAATCAGATAAAAAAATAATACTTGATTTATTTGGCGGTAGTGGTAGCACATTAGTAGCCTGTGAAAAATTAGGCAGACAAGCAAGATTAATGGAACTTGATCCCAAATATTGTGACGTAATAGTCAAAAGATGGGAAGATTTCACAGGTAAGAAAGCCGAGTTGTTAAGTGATTGATTTAGAACGTTTTCATATAAACACTTTTGGTCAATAAAAAGATGCTAGAACATATACCTACAGACAAAACTAAAGAGCAAGTATTAAGTGCTTCAGGGCTAGGATTGCCTCAACTGCAAATAGCTGCATTACTTGGCATATCTGATGTGACGCTACGCAAACATTATGAGAAAGAACTAGCGGTGGGCAAAGCAACTGCATCGGCTCAAGTAGCTAAATCTTTATATAACAAAGCTGTATCAGGTGACACTACTGCTGCAATATGGTGGACTAAAGCTCAAATGGGCTGGGGCGAAACCAATACCACTAAATTTGGTAATATTGACGGCACGCCACTTGAAGGCATACAGGTTACCTTTGTAAAGTCAGATGGATCAACAACAACTTAAAGATGCAATCGCCAGGGTTCAGTTTCCACAAAAACTAGAATGCTTATTTGAACCTAAAGAATCACGCTATCGAATATTATTTGGTGGCCGAGGCGGTGCAAAATCATGGGGAGTTGCAAGAGCATTATTAATTAAAGGTGCTAGAGTGCCAACTCGTGTATTGTGCGCTAGAGAGTTTATGACATCTATTAAAGACTCGGTGCATAAATTACTATCCGATCAAATAGATGATATGGGTTTAAATGGGTTCTATGAGATAACTCAAAACTCAATCAGAGGATTAAACGGCACAGAGTTTGCCTTTGTAGGATTAAAGAACAATATTGCCAATGTTAAGTCGTTTGAAGGTATAGATATTGCATGGGTAGAAGAAGCTCAAACCGTATCCAAGACTAGCTGGAATGTATTGATACCGACTATCCGTAAAGAGAAGTCAGAAATATGGATAACTTTTAACCCTGAATTAGAAACAGACGAAACCTATCAAAGATTTGTAGTTAATCCGCCTGACCAATCCGTTGTTCAGCGTATTAATTGGAACGATAACCCTTGGTTTCCTGAAACGCTACGATTAGAAAAAGATGCCCTAAAGAATAGGGACTTGCAAGCTTACAATAATGTATGGGAAGGCTTATGCCGACTCACCGTTGATGGCGCTATATTCGCTAATGAGATGAATATGGCGGAGCTATCAGGTAGAATCACAAGAGTGCCTTACGATGCCACAAAACCTGTTCATGCGGTCTTTGACTTGGGTTGGGCAGATCACACAGCTATATGGTTTGTGCAATTCATAGGCATGGAAACAAGATTGATTAGATATATGCAAGATACGCAAAAGACTATCACTCATTATTTAGCGGAAATGCAGAAGTTTGGGTATATATACGACACTTTACATTTACCACACGATGCCGAGAGTAAAAACATTGCGTCTAATGGCCGTTCTATTAATGACATAGTAAGAGCCGCAGGGTTTAAAACAAACATTTTACCTAGAGTTCCTGTTGTAGATTCTATAAACGCAGCACGAACCATATTCAATAGTTGCTATTTTGATAGAGAAAATTGCGAGGATGGGTTACAATGCTTGCGTCACTACCGATATGAAGTTGACGCTGACACAGGTCAATTTAGTCGAAATCCACTCCATGATGTATATTCGCATGGCGCTGACGCATTTCGCTATATAGGTTTAATGATCCAAGATAAAAAAGAACGTAAAGCTCAAAAATTAACTTATAGTCCTGGCGCAAGCTGGATGGGATAAAACATGGCAGAAGATAGCATACAAGCAATTGATAATGACCCACGCATAGCAGATGCGATTAAATTCCTACAGTTTGCTAACGAAGCAGACCAAAACAACAGATCAGAAGCTTTAGAAGATTTAAAGTTTGCAGCAGGTGACCAATGGCCTGTTGAAATTCAAAACAGTCGAGTATTAGAAGCTCGCCCATGTCTAACAGTAAACAAAGTTGACGCTTATTGCCGTCAGATCACCAATCAAATGCGCCAACAAAGACCACGCATTAAAGTGCATGGCATGAATAACGAATCAGACGCTAAAATGGCACAGATCATTCAAGGTATATGCCGCCACATTGAAGTTCAATCCGATGCAGACCAAGCTTATGACAAAGCTGGTGACTTTGCAGTAAGAATGGGTTGGGGTTATTGGCGTGTCACTACAGACTATGTGCGTGACGATTCATTCGATCAAGAAATCTACATTAGAGCTATTGACAATCCTTTCACAGTTTACTTTGATCCTAACTCTGTTATGCCTGATGGATCAGACGCAGAAACAGTTTTAATTACTACAGTCGTATCAAAAGACAATTTCCGTAAAATGTATCCTAATGCTGAAACTGAACAAGGTTTCACAATGCGTGGCACAGGTGACACCAATCCTGAATGGGTTATGAAGGAAGATATTAGAATAGCTGAATACTTCTATACAGAACGCAAAGCTACTAAAGTTCATTTACTATCCGATGGTTCAAGCGTTAAGTCAGATGACTTACCACCTCAAGATGTATTAGACGCAGCAGGCATTACTATTGTTGAAACTCGTAATTCATTCGAGAAAAAGATTAAATGGTGCAAGCTTACTTCTATGGAAGTATTGGAAGAAGGTGAATGGGCAGGTAAATATATCCCTATCGTTCCTGTGTTTGGTCAAGAAACTGTGGTAGAGAACAAGAAGAAGAAATTTGGTATTGTTCGCATGGCTAAAGACCCACAAAGAATGTATAACTTTTGGCAAACATCACTTACCGAGTCAGTTGCATTAGCACCTAAAGCTAAATGGTTACTTGCTGAAGGTCAAGACGAAGGCCACGAGAATGAATGGGCTATGGCTAATATTAAATCTATGCCTGTTTTGCGTTATAAGCAAAAAGACATTGATGGTCAACCAGCGCCTCCTCCACAAAGATTACAACCTGAACCACCACCAGCTGGCATTATGGCTGCGGCTCAATCTATGACTACTGACTTAATGCAAGTTGTAGGTATATTTGACCCAGCTCAACTACCACAAGGCAATATTTCAGGTAAAGCATTACAAGGTCAGCAACAACAAGTTGATATGACTAACTTCCACTATTATGACAACTTAACTCGTTCTATCCGTCAAACAGGTCGCATTATTCTTGATCTAGTTCCAAAGATTTATGATAGAGAAAGAGTATTAAGAATTATTGGTGATGATGGAAAACCTGAAATTTTAACTATTAACCAATATGGCCAAGACGAAGAAGGTATTAGCAAGATTCTTAATGATGTAACCGTAGGCGAGTATGATGTTGTTATGGATACAGGCCCAGGCTACAATTCTAAACGTCAAGAAGCAGTTGAGTCTATGATGGCTCTATTTGCAGCAGATCCTAGCTTAATCCAACAAGCAGGTGATCTATTAGTTAGAAACATGGATTTCCCAGGCGCAGAAACTATTGCTGATAGGTTAGCCGTCAATAACCCATTGGCTAAAGTTGACGATAAGTCTAAAGTGCCACCAAGAGTTCAAATGCAACTCCAACAACTTCAAACACAAAACCAACAATCACAACAAGCTATTCAACAGCTTCAAATGGTTATCCAACAACGTCAAGACATCGAAGGTGTTAAACAAGATGCAGAAACCAAACGTAAACTTATGGATGTCACAGCTAAAGCGCATGATACTGAATTGCGTGAAGAGAATCGTAAACGTGACACAGACGTTGATAACAGCACTAAAATTGAAGTTGAACATCTTAAAGCGCAAGTAGCGATCCTATTAGCAAGAATGGATCACGAGCAAGCACACCTCGCAAATCAAGAAACCACTGAAAGGGCAATATAATGGCATTAGTAACAGGATCAACGAAAGCAAAACATGATGAAGAATTTATGCGCAAACAATCAGGAAGGGCTGAAGATAAAGTTGTTGGTGTTATGCCAAAAACTCATTCATCTAAAAAAGAAATTGACATTGGCGAAGGAAGATATATTCACAGACATGGCCATGATGTAAATGGTAATCATTCTGTTTGGGTAGCTCAAGGATCAGGTAGAGCTAGAAAAATTCAAACTGTTCAAAATTTACCAACGGTTCATAAAACTGCTCCTGAATTAACAGAAGCTGGTATTAAAGAAATTCATAGTTACGCAGACAAGTATCATAAAGACGAAGATTGATTTAAAAGTAGTTTTGTAGTATAAAGCAACAATCTACCAATGGAATCATTGGGTAAAAATCTTGGAGTCATCCATGTCAGAAAAAGAAGCAGGAAGTGTAGTAACTTCTGCCAACGCAGAAGAGTTTTATGCAAACAGATTGGGTTTAGCTGAAGAAGCACCTGTTGAGGCTGTAGAAGAAAAATCCGCAGAGCCAACAGAGGAAGCAAACGATCAGAGTGAACAGCCAACTGAAGAAATAGAAACAAAAGCAACAGAAGAGAAGAAACAAAACCCCAAGCTTGAGAAAAGATTTTCAGAACTAACAAAGCAACGTGAAGAAGCTCGCAAAGAAGCGGCTAAAGAACGTGAAGCTCGTGAGTCTTTAGAAAGTCGTATTAAAGAGCTAGAAGGAAGAGCTGAACCAAAACCTGTAGAAGAAAACGTTAAGCCTTCGCCAAGTCAGTTTAATGATGCGTTTGAATACGCTGAAGCATTAGCTGAATGGTCGGCAGAAAATGCCCTTTTGAATAGAGATAAAGCTGAAGCTGAACGAAAGGTTCAAGATGAACGATCAAAAGTCATTAAATCTTGGAATGATCGATTAGTTAATGTTAAGGCGGATTTACCTGATTATGATGAAATGATTGCCTCGGCAGCTGACATAACTGTCAACGATGCCATAAGAGATGCAATGTTAGAGTCCGAACAAGGGCCTAGAATACTTTATCATTTAGCAGAAAATCCTGAGCTGGCAGAAAAGCTAAATACTCTATCAACAGTGAGCGCCCTTCGAGAAATTGGAAAGTTAGAAGCGAAGTTTGAGGCTAGTGAAACACCTAAAGATGCCAAGACTGACGCTGAAACTAAACCTTCTATTGCACGCAGCAAAGCACCTGCACCAATTAGTCCTATAAAGACGA